ACAATGAAACTACAGGTACTAGAACAGGTTCTAACTTTGTTTAATCCAAGTTTAGAAATACAATCAACAGACAACTATGTTGACTGGACATCATTGAGTGTAGTAGAACTAACTGGAACTAATTGGAGTTCTCGCTCAATACCACAGGGTACAGAGGCAAACATTGACATTACTACACTAACATTTAGTTTACCAATTTTCATATCACCTCCAGCAAGAGTTACTAAAATGGGTGTTATCCATAAAATTATTTCTAGTGTATTTGATGCTGATGGCGACGCTAACGAAGCATTATTAAATGATGATTTACTGCTAGGTACAAGACAAAAAATTACACCGTTTGGTTATCAAGTTGCTTTAATAGGTAATCAACTACAATTATTAAAACACAACCAAATAGAAGAAAATGAAGGAACACTGAATCCTGCAGAAGGACAAGTAAGTAGTATATTTTGGAAGAGCTTAATAGATGTGTACGGTGAATTACGTGCCGGCATTAGCCAAATTAGATTAGCAATACCAGGAACTACATCAGAAGTAGTGGGTACCGTTGCTTATCATCCAGCCGATGATCATTACATACTTTTTACAGTTGATGAAGATAGTATTCCTACAAATACCATAACAGCAGTCACAGCAGTCATTGATCCTTTAGATAGTGGTCCAGGTACTGGATTGGCCGCGGCAACTACCGGGCAACGTTATCTACTATTAGATGCAATAGGTGATGCAGACAACACAGACGCTTCAGATGCTTGGGGTAGTATAGTTGCTTCTGCCAATGATATCATCGAATATGATGGATCTAATTGGACAGTTTCTTTCGACGCTAGTGCAAACAGTACTAAACAATATGTAAGTAATTTAACAACAAGTATTCAGTATAAATGGGATGGAACTTCTTGGACTAAGAGTTATCAGGGTTTATACGAAGGCGGTGAATGGAGTCTCGTACTATAAATGCTGTAGGCATTTGGCTTTACAGTAAATCAACAAACAGATATCTTTATCTATTGAGGAATGATCCAAAGCACCCTGGCGCTTGGGGACTACCCGGAGGCAAAGTAGAAAAAGATGAAAGTTTACTTGATGCTATACAACGAGAATGTCAGGAAGAATTAGGTAGTTACCCAAACGTAGAAAGGTTAATTCCTATAGAGCACTTTACATCACCTGACAATAGATTTATCTACCATACGTTTTTTGGATTATTAAAAGAAGAATTTATTCCTGTACTTAATAACGAGCACTACGGGTATACATGGGTAGACTCCGGACAAATACCTAAACCGTTACACCCAGGATTCTTTGCTACTATTAATGTAGATGAAATTCAAAGTAAAGTTAGAGTTATTGAATCTAGTATTACTTAACTATTACTGTACGTCACAATAACTAATCCATTCTGGATAAGTCATAGTTTTAAAATTTGCACAGTTGTACCAATCTTCGTAGACCTTTTCACCGTTATTAACAAGATAAAAATCTACACCTAAGTAAGTTGTCATTAACTGTTTCATTTGATTTCGGATTTTATGATCTTCAACAGTTCTATGCTTATCTGGATCATTACTAGAGACATAAATGTTGTTGTTGTAGTTATCACACTGCTGTCCGTCAAACCCTAGTAAAAACACTTCTTTGTGACCATCAAAACATGCTAGCCAGGCCGCAACAGTAGCAGTACGCCCACGCATTGCTTGTGGTACTAGAAAAAATTCTCCCGGATATGATAAACATTGTTTTGCTGAGGTATAAACAGTTGCTTTGCTTGAGTATCCAGAATCAATACATTCTATTAGTTTTTTCTGATCAAAAGTTATGAAGAAGTCTAACTGCATTTCATTATGAAGTTGTCCTGTTCCGTATGTTTGAAGTTTTTTACGACCCAATAATCCGCCTCTGTGATATTGTAATCTAGTGACATCATAATCTCTTCTTGATTCACCACTGGCGATTACTGCGGCTCTACCTGATATATGCTGATTCTGAATTGGATTATCAACCCATTCTTTTTCAGTTAAACGTTTTCCGTTTTGGATTTTGGTGTTGAGGACAACATATTCACCGTCATAGTCCTTACGGTAAATCTCTTGCATGTTAGAGTCTTCCTACGGCTACTTCGACAATTCCTGCATCTTGTGTTTGTTTTGTTTCGAGTGCTTTACCAATAATTGATCCAGGAACATATTCACTACTGCGTGCTTCTGCATGTCCGGGTGTTGCACTTGTTACTAATAGATCACCTCTGTTGACTTGACCAGTAACTTTACACGGAACGCGACCTAATAGAGCAATGTCTTGTCCGTCAATTGATTGGTTCATTTTAACAGCAGGGTCTGTTGAAATAATACCTAGTACTGCATGATCGTTTGATTTTGTACATTCAGTTGCTTCACTATCGCCGCCGATAACAACAACAGTACCTGGTTCATAGATTTTATCAGTAGTGTAACGCTCGGCAACGTCAGCGTATTGTGCTGATGTTGATTTAGCATGGACTGTATTAAATCCTACAGCAGAATTACCAATATTGCCTACTCCATCACTTTGTCCATTTAACAGATCAGCATATACAGTGTATCCTGGAATTTCAAATCCGCCAGCTGTGGAACCATCGTGTATACGAATAATATCGCGATCAGTATCTACAGTAAGTTCCCCTACTGCACCAGTAAACGAGTTATTCTGTGATGTTGTTCCTCTTCTAAATTGTACTTGTTTTGCCACGCTTAAATTCCTTTATTATATTAGTATTTATCACTAACTGATTATTGCAAGATCTTGTACTCGTCGCCAATTAGTTCCGTCACTAAACGCTAAAGTAGCCCCGTTAGTTTCGTCACTAACATATATAATTTGTGCTACTGCACTAGTAGCAGTTGGCACTGTACTAACTGTGTATGCTGGAATGCTTAGTTGACTAGCTGTAATTGCTGTAGCAAAAACACCTAAATTATATGTTGCTGTAGCTGGTGTATCTGTGACTAGTCCTAAATCTTCTTCACTAGTACTCCTGTCAGTAATTAAACCTAAATCCTGATTCTCCACACCATCAAAGTGAGTTGTACTAGAAGCATCAGCAACAGTTGTTCCGCCTAATGCAAATGTTTTAAAAACGTTATCAAAGCGGAATCCTCGTGAACGTCTCGAATATGATGTGAACCAAGCCATTAGTTAGTAATCTCCATTGTTTTTACCACTGCCATCCATTTAATTGTCTTGCCTGTAGCTCCTTGACAAGTAACAACAACCGCATCTTCAGTATCACCTGCTAAAGCATCAACAGTCCAGTCAGTATCATCACGAGCAACAGCAACTTCGTAAACTGTGCCTACGTCTGCTGTTGTTCCTGAAAAATTATCTGCTACACCTTTTAACTGCCAACCTGCTGATTCGCCTGTGGCATCTGTTCTTCTGGCCACAATATCTACTGTATAAAACATTGTTGTGTCAGTGCTAATAGTAACTCTTGAATCTGTTGTTCCACCTACAAATATTTCAGTAACTGAGTCGTCTGTAGTTGTTCCGTATAATACATATCTTTTATTAATAAAACCTGTGTCACCGTGTATAAACACTGAATCAGCATCATCTATATCCAAATCACCCGACACTGTAATATCACCAGATATATCTATTGACGAACTATTGACCCATTGTGAACCATTATACTGTAATAAATCGTTTGTTGCTGTTGATGTAAGTGTAACGTCTGCTAGAGCATCCACTGAACTTCTATCGATGGATGAATGCTGTTCAAATGTTAATGCTGTTGTCCCAAGTGTTACTGCACCATCAGTGGTTAGTTTCCAAAATGTATCAGCATACTCTGTACCTTCATTAACTATACAAGTCATTCCTGCCAATACTTCGTGTGATTGGTTAGCGTCTCTACTACGTACCCAAGTTCCGTTGGATCCTGACCCTACAGTTGTGACACGATAGATACCATTTTCTGTAGTATCTGTTTGTCCGGTAACGAGTATTCTATCTTCTAAGGTAAGGCTAACACCGTCAACCGTTGATGTTGCACTACCGGCTAGTGTTATGTTTGATGTTGATACTACTCGGACAGAGCTCTTTGCTGACTGTCCGGATAGTTGATGTGCTTTGGGCCGAGTTAAGGGCATTACTTACTCCCTTAAATTATGCTACGTCACCAAATGAACTTGCTGATCTTTCTGTAAATCTAAAGCTACTGCCTGCTTTTGGAGTAGCTGTTCCTGCGTCAACTGATAATTCAAAATCTAATCTACCGCCTGTGTTAGGAACAACTGTTCCGTGATACACTGCAACATAGTCGTCTGCTGTGTTTAGATTAGACCCTACTAAAGTTTCTCCAGTAAGACTAAAGTGTTTAGTATCAACTGTTATACCGCCATCGTGTGTTGATGTAGTTACTTGACAATTAAAGTGAGTAATGTCTCCTGAAGCATCATTAAATCCAAATGTAGGTACTCCTGTTGAACTATTAGTATATTTTAATATTGCAAAGAACTCATAATACTTGCCTGCTACCAAGTTTGGTGATACGCCAAAAGCGTTAGTTGGAGTAGCTGAAATAGCACTTTCATCAGAAGTAAGAGTATGGAATATTTCTTTAACTGCTCGGTCCTGGACTCCTGTAGATCCATATGCTACTGCTGTTGTATTAACATTACCACTAGCAATATTACCTGTTGCTGTAAGTGTAGTAACTCCTGTAACTGCACCTGCTGTAATTGTAGCTGTTCCATCAGTTAAAGAACCACCTGTAACTGCACCACTTGCTGTAACTGTAGTAGCACTTGCCAAAGCACCGCTCGATAGTGTAGCTGTACCATCAGTTAAAGAACCACCTTGTACTGCACCTGAAGCAGTTAATGAGGTTAGTGTACCAACAGATGTTATGTTTGTTTGTGCCGCTGTTGATAATGTACCTGCTAGTGTTCCACCTGTAATTGCACCACTTGCTGTAAGTGCTACTACACCTGTAACCGTTCCTGAATCTGATATCAGTGCACCGTCTGTAATTTTACCAGCAGTAACAATATTTCCGCCTGTTACGTTACCAGTTGATACAACTGATGGAGTTGTAATGTTACCAGTATTAATAACTGTTGTTACAGCACTGCCGCCTTGATCAAAATTGTTAGCAAAGAAAGTAATTGGACCATCTTGGGTTAATGCAACAACTGTATTACCGTTATTTAATACAGAACCTGATGTTGTTGAATTACCGGATAAAATAGCATTTGTTGAATCATCGGCTCTAAAAACTTCTAACTGGCTACCAACTTCTCGTAGTATCAAACTACCAACATGTAATACGTTACCATGAATTTCTTCATAGGCCGCAGAGTCGCTACCAATATTATATGTTACGTTACTCGACGGTGTAATATTACCTGTAATTGTTGAGTTAAGTGTTACGATACCACTTGCATCCATTGGTCCATTGACTAGAACTTTACCAGTACCTGCTGGGTCTAAATCAATATTGCCGTTTGTATTTGTTGATGCAATCTTGTTATCTGAAACTTGTATGTTTGTACCAACTGGTCCTGCCGCATACACTTCATCAAAGTTATCATTTAACTTATCAAAGGCCGTGCGTAACGGATCGCCGGTATTATCGTTGGCTGTAACGCCAATATTAACTGTTTGTTTTGCCATTGTCCAATGTCCTCTTTATATGTATATTATTTATCACGAATGAAAAGTTATTAGATCTTAAGGTCAAGAAAAAGCCCTGTTGCCAGGGCTTAGTCTGTGTTTCTTTGGTTTGTGAGCTAGTTGTTATTTAATTACTACTTCAATAACACCTTCTCCACCTTCCCAATTTTCAAGTGCTTTACCAATTACTGCACCGTATGTTGGGTTAGCTTCTGCTCTAGCCATACCATTACCTGCTGATACCATCATGTCGCCTTTAGCAACAGGACCAGTAACTTTACATGGTACACGACCTTGTAATGCTACCATAGCTGTATGTTCTGCTTCTAAACCATCATTCATTCTGTAAGCTGGTGCTGTTGAAACAACGCCTGCTACTTTAGTTGAATGATCGTCTGCACATTCAGCAACTTCCTTGTCACCACCAAACATTACAACTGTACCTGGAGCATATTCAGCGTCAGCTTCATATTTCTCTGCCAAGTCAGCGTATTCTGCTGATGATGCTGTACCGTATATGTCAGCAAATCTATTATCTGTTTGACCAATGTCACCAGATCCATTTGATCCTGATTTAGTGATACTTGGTGTTGTTACAGAATCAGCTTGAACATCATCTACGTGTAGCTCTGCCCATTGGTTTGATGTAGAACCTAAGTCATATGTTGAATCAGCTGTAGGAATAACATCACCTTTGATATCTACTGAAGCAGAGCCAGTTTCCATAGTGATACTTGAATCACCGTTGGCTAAAC